GATGATGGCACAAAGCTTCAGTGATATTGGAAAAATATTAGAAAGAGAAAAAATAGTAGATATGCAACCTAGAAAAGGTTTAGATGTTTCTAAGTCTGATGAACTTGAACAAATTACTAAGTTTGATGAAACAGATAGAAAACCAAACGCAGAAGGCGGCCTAAATTATTTAATGGGGCTGTAATGAAAATAGCTCAATACAATGACATGATGAGTTATCTTACTCGTCCTGGATTCAAAGACGGTGATATAGTTGTACCACCACCAAAACCATTAACAGAATCTCAAGTAAAAAATAAATTAGATCTTTACATAAAAGGTTTTATCGGCGGTTTTGACAAAATGGAAATGATAGATCTGATGAACGAAATATCTAAAAAGGCTGATGAGTCAGGCGTCATGAGCCAAGAAGATGTATTTAATTTTGTACAAGAGAGAAAAGATTTTTATCAAAAATTTTTAGAAGAGAACAAAGGTGAAGGTATAGAGTTACCGAGACAAAAATTTGCAGATGGTTTAAGTGCTATAGAATTTGGTGAAATGCAATCAGCGACTACACCAGAAAATTTAAGAAGACAGTTAAGTCCGAGTCAAAGAGGTAAAGTTGTTCCTAAAGTTATAGTACAAGCTCTTAAAGAAGCAGGTATTAAATACACTCCCGGAACAGGCTCTGGTTCAAAAGCTACATTTGATAATGTTACAAAAGAAACAATTAAAAAATTTAATGAATCAGTTAGAAAATTAAAAACAGAACAGGGTCTTCCAATGAATTTAGCCGATGCTAAAATTCTTAAAAAAAGAGTTAAAGATTTTGTTTTAGATAAACTAAAAAAAGGTGAATACGTTTCACGTCCAATAATTAAAAAAGAATTAAATTTACCGGAAAAAAGCGCAGACTCTATAATTAATAGAGCTTTAGGAGAAAAAAAAATAGTAGGGCCTAGATCAATATCTGAATATAAAGGTGGTCTAATAGACAAACTAGGCACAGAAGAAAAAAAAACACAAGTGGCAGAGCGTGCAAGAAAACAAGCTAAAGAAAGATATAAGTCATCTGACGAAATTATAAAAGCTCTTAACGAAGAATTTAAATTTGATCCAGATGTTGAAAGAGGCCCTGAGTTAACTAAAAGAATATATGGAGATGCTTTTGAAAAAGCTGATGCTGCAGGAAAAGCAGAACTTATAAATCAAGTAGACAATGATATTAGAAAATATTTAAGAGCTTTACAGGGAGGATATAAACCAAAGGGTATGAAATTACCTGATCAAGAAACTATTAATGACATTGTAGATAGAATTGATACAGGTGAGTTTAAGTTTTCTTCAGGAGCTAAAAGAAGTCTTCTTTTTGATGCTGTAGATAATTTATTAGGACTGCCTTCAGGAACTTTTAGAACTCAAAGACGTAACTTGACTAAAAAAGGTTTTGAACTAGATGAGGTCTTTGGACTCTCTGGTGTTTCTAGAAAAGCACCTGGTTACGCAGAAGCATATCAACTTATATCTAGTGAAGCTAATCAAGCTAAAAAAAATATAATAGATTTACCTTTGTCAAAATTATTAAATGCAATAGAGGAGGGCAAAGAGTCAGTTGTTTATAAAAAGAAAAAAATGTCTTTAAGTGAGGCAATTAAAAATTTTAATAAAGATTCTTTAAACTTTTCTAATGAGTACAATATTAAATCTCCTAAGATAAATACGGGAGGAAAATTTAACAAATCAAATTATAAAAACTTTTCAAATGAATCATTAAAAAATATAGAGGAAGTTTATAAAAATAAAAATTATTTTTTAAGTGAGGTAAAAAATAGACCTGTAGACACGTTCACCAAAAAAAGTTCAGTCAATCCAGTAAAAGATATGGATTTAAAAGATGCAGGTCAAAAAGGTTATATAAGCACAGATCTTTTAAAAGACGTAGGTAAGTTTGGTTTAAAAGCTGTGGGCTCTTTACCTGTTTCTCTAGCACTTGCTACTGACACTACTAAAAAAGGATTAGAAGAAGGTAAAAGTTTTATAGATGCAGTTACCCAACCAATGGTTGGAATAGATCTTTTATATCCTGAAGTTTTTAAAAAATTAGGCCCGCTAATGGCAAAGACTGCTAGAGTATCAACACCTGTGGGTGTTGGTATAACTGGTATAGGAATTTTAAAAGATAGAGCAAAAAATATGATAAATCAGGCAGAGGCTATAGCTGCAACTGAGGCAACTCCTTATCAACAAGATTTAATTGAAGACTTCGCTAAACAATATAAAGGTTTTGAATATGGAGGTCGTGTAGGATATGCAGACGGACCAGATGATCCTAGTAAAAGAAAATTTTTAAAAATTATGGGAGGACTCGCTAGCTTACCTTTAGTTGGTAGATTTTTTAGAGTCGGAGAGATGGCAGCACCTGTAGCAGAAAAAGCTGTAGAAACTGTTAGCGAAGCACCAAAATATTTTTTTGATTTAGTTAATAAAATTAAATTACTAGGAACAGAATCTAAAATTAAACCTAGTGAAAGAATGACAGAAACTAATTACACGGGTATGGATGGATCTCAATATACACTAACAGAGGACTCTGTTACTGGACTTCAAAGAATTGAAAAAGATAAAATAGGTGGTTATGCAGATGAAAACGTAAGTTTTGATACCATAGAAAATAAATCTGTTATGGAATATCAACCCGCTCGTAGAACAGAAGACGGATTAGAACCTGACTATTACGATGAAGGCACAGCTACTTTTGATCGAGACGGAACTGTGGATGGATTTGATGATGGAATGGAAGACGATATTATAGAACAAATTAAAAAAGAAGCAGATGATAAAGGGTAAAAAAAGCGGACCACCACCAAAATCTGGGCCTACACCACAAGGCTTGAATATTAATTATAATACTGTTAAAACTGTAAAATTGGAGAAAACAAATGGCAGACATAGACAAGGCTCTACCAAACGAGCCGAGAAAAGAAGTTAACGTACCTGGCGAAGAAGAAATTCAAGAGACCCTTGTAGAAGAGGTAGAAAAAGAATTAGAAAAACCAGGTGAAGTAGAAACAATAGAAAACGAAGATGGATCAGTAGATATTAATTTTGATCCTGGTTCAGCATCAATTGAAGGTGGAGAAGACCACTACGCAAACTTAGCAGAATTTTTACCAGATGAAGTATTATCATCTTTATCATCAGATTTAAATTCTAAATACATGGATTATATTTCTTCTAGAAAAGACTGGGAGAAAAGTTATACTAATGGATTAGACTTATTAGGATTTAAATATGATCAAAGGTCAGAACCGTTTCAAGGTGCCTCGGGGGCGACTCACCCGGTTCTTGCTGAAGCTGTTACTCAGTTTCAGGCGCTCGCTTATAAAGAGTTACTCCCAGCTGATGGACCAGTCAGAACGCAACTCTTAGGAATACAATCTCCAGATAAAGTGCAACAAGCACAACGTGTAAAAGATTTTATGAATTATCAAATTATGGATCAGATGAAAGAGTATGAACCAGAATTTGATTCTATGTTATTTCACTTACCATTGTCAGGTTCAACTTTTAAAAAAGTATACTATGACGAAGTGGAAGGACGAGCTGTATCTAAGTTCGTTCCTGCGGATGATTTGATTGTTCCGTATACAGCTACCTCGTTAGATGATGCGGAAGCAATCATTCATCGAATAAAAATTTCAGAAAATGATTTAAGAAAACAACAGGTTGCTGGTTTTTATAAAGATATAGAATTAGCAAAACCACAAGACAAAGAATCTGACATAGAGAAAAAAGAAAGAGAACTAGAAGGAACTAAAAAAACAAAAGATGAAGATCTTTACACTTTGTTAGAGTGTCATGTTAATTTAGATCTAGAAGGTTTTGAAGACTCAGATCAAAATGGTGAACCAACAGGAATTAAATTACCATACATTGTAACTCTAGAAGAAGGCTCTAGAGAAGTTTTATCTGTAAAAAGAAATTACGAAATTGGAGATCCGAAGAAAAATAAAATCCAATATTTTGTCCACTTCAAATTTCTGCCAGGACTAGGTTTTTATGGTTTCGGTCTCATCCATATGATTGGCGGATTGAGTAGAACTGCAACTGCTGCTTTACGTCAACTATTGGACGCGGGTACCCTCTCTAACTTACCCGCAGGATTCAAGATGCGTGGCATAAGAATTAGGGATGACGCGCAATCGATACAACCAGGTGAGTTTAGAGACGTTGATGCACCTGGTGGTAATCTTAGAGATTCATTTATGATGCTACCTTTCAAAGAACCATCTGCAACTTTATTAAACTTAATGGGAGTTGTAGTTAGTGCTGGTCAAAGATTTGCATCTATAGCTGATCTACAAGTAGGCGATGGTAATCAACAAGCTGCTGTTGGTACAACTGTTGCTCTTCTTGAAAGAGGATCAAGAACGATGTCAGCTATACACAAAAGAATTTACTCTGCATTGAAAAATGAATTTAAAATTCTTGCAAGAGTATTCAAGTTATATCTACCGGCGGAATATCCGTACGACGTAGTTGGGGGTCAAAGAATGATTAAACAAACTGACTTTGATGATCGGGTAGATATCTTGCCAGTTGCTGACCCTAACATCTTTTCACAAACTCAGCGTATTTCCCTCGCACAAACAGAGTTGCAGCTGGCAACTTCAAACCCTGGAATGCATAACATGTATCAAGCATACAGAAATATGTATGAGGCATTAGGTGTAAAAAATATTGACTCAGTATTAGTTAGACCCATGCCCCCTGCTCCAAAAGATCCTGCGTTAGAGCATATTGATGCTTTGGCCGGTAAACCTTTTCAAGCTTTTCCAGGACAAGATCATAGAGCACACATGACAGCTCACTTAAATTTTATGGCAACTAATATGGCTAGAAATAATCCGATGGTTATGGCAAGTTTAGAAAAAAATATTTTTGAACACATAAGTTTGATGGCACAAGAGCAAATAGAATTAGAGTTTAGACAAGAGTTAATGCAATTACAACAAATGCAACAAAACCCTATGATGATGCAACAGAATCCACAGGCTCAACAACAGGTTATGCAACTAACACAACAGATAGAAGGTAGAAAATCTGTGTTGATAGCAGAGATGATGGGTGAATTTTTGGAAGAAGAAAAGAAAATTACATCACAATTTGACAATGATCCTATTGCTAAGTTAAGATCTAGAGAATTAGACCTAAGAGCACAAGAAAATGCAAGAAAAGAACGTGAAGGTCAAGAAAGAATGGATTTAGATAAGATGAGAGCAATGATGAATCAACAAAATCAAGACGAAAAACTAGATCAAAACGAAGAATTAGCAAAATTAAGAGCAAATACTTCGATTGAAAAGACAATTTTAGGAAAAACTTTACCAAGTTCTAATGATATGGTACCAAAAGTTTCAATTATAAGGTCTGGAAATGAATAAGACACAGAAAAAAATAAAAAAAGTTATGTCAGAGTTTAAAAAAGGTAAATTAAACATTGGTGACTCGAAAAAAAAGGTAAAATCGCGTAAACAAGCGATAGCAATTGCTTTATCAAAAGCAGGAAAGGTTAAAAAAAGTTAATATGGCTTGGTTTAGTGTATTAAAACTTGGATTAAACGCTGCAACGCACATCTATAAGAAAAAACAAGAGACGAAGATGGCGATGGCGGACGCTCAACACATGCATGCCTCTAAAATGGCCCGTGGAGAGAGCGAGTACCAGGGCAAATTGCTAGAAGCCCGACAATCGGACTGGAAAGACGAATTCGTGTTGGTCGTGTTAACGCTCCCGATACTAGTGATTGCCTGGGGGGTCTTTTCGGACGATCCTGGTGCGGCTGCAAAGATAAAAGAGTTCTTCGAGCAGTTCCAGCAGCTGCCGTCATGGTTCACAAATTTGTGGATCCTTGTCGTGGCGAGTATTTATGGTATAAAGGGCACACAGATTTTTAAAAACGGAGGAAAAAAATAATGAGAAGGTATTATAAAAATGGTTCATCTTTTCCTGATCTATCAGGTG